GAAACATCTGATGGCACTTTTACTGCATCGAACACTGAAACTTCATCTATATTACCTTGAAAAAACCAACCTGCAGCAGAAGTCAAACTACCTATCGTTGGTTCAACTGTAGATGTTGCTCTTAAACCTGATGCACCTGATGTTGCTTGATGATTTAATACTCCGTCAATGTATAATTTAATTCCATTCGTAGTTGTAGTTCCATCGTATGTGCCTAATAAATGATGCCAATTCCCATCATTAGGAGTAAAGCCAGTTGATGTATTACCATAGTAATTGCCATCTGATGCATAAATGCTCCAATAAATGACATTATAACCAGTTCCTCTCCACAGTAAATTCCAGTTTCTATTTACTCCACCAGTTTCATCTTCAACTACTAACGCTTGAATATTTGTTCCACCACCACCAGTATTTGTTGTGGGAATTTTAAACCAACAAGAAACAGAGATTGCGCCAGTAATTCCTAAAGATGCTGCACCAATTTCTATTGAATCATCAACCCCATCAAACTCCATTGAATACTGAGAAAAATAATCAGATGCCATTTCGTTTGGTATATCCCATTCTGCATTTCTAAACAATGCAGTACCATCTCCATTTCTCCACCATACAATAGGATTACTTACTAATGTGTCCTTTAAGTCCGTAGGAGAGCCTGAATTATATAAGGCTGTTACATTGGCAGCACTTAATGCGCTATTCCATCCAGAAAATTCATCTATAAAACCATCTATTGGTAATGCGAAATTTCCTTGCGCGCCTAATACGTGGAATGTTGTATCAGTTCCATCATATACACCTACTACTGTTTTTGTTTTTAAACTTCCATCGACATATAAATCAGCAGACGTACTATTTCTTACAAAAGCGTAGTGATGCCACGCATTATCACTCAACTCTGTTACTCCTACCCAAGTTGAGTACTTAGTTCCAACTCTAAAAGCTACTTGACCTGTTCCTGTAGCTAACTGAACAACATAATCATATTGATTATCATCTTCGCCAAGTAGTGTATTATTTGCATTTGTGCCACCTTTAAACCAATAAGAGATAGTACTATTTACTCCTAAGTTTACTTTCGCAGGTGTTGTTAAATATTCATTTACTCCATCAAACTCTAATGAGTAGGTGTTTTCAAATGGAATACCACTAAAACCAAAAAAACCAAAGGGTTTTAACATTTTAACTAAAGTTTAAAGAATCCACACCATACATATTTGTGCCATCCGTAATGAACGTAATGATATCTACTGCATCACCAGCTGCAGTCAGCGTTGGCGCAGTTCCACCTTTCCATTTATAATTACCACCCCAAGTTACAGTAAGCGACCCTAGTGCATCCTGTTTTAATATAATTACATAAGTACCCCCATTTATTAAATTAGTAGGGTTATTAATTGTTCTTGCACCAGTTGCCGTAAGCATACTTAAAGTAACCACTTCTTTTGTTGCATCCCAATCAATTTCTCCTGCATCTGTTAATGTTGCAGCTGCCGTTGTTAGACCCTGGAAGAATGTTCCATTATGTACCTTTACTCTATTTTCAGATGAGTTGTATATTTGCATACCTGCTATTGCTGCATCTGATAAAGTATTTTGTTGAACATCGGTTAATCTGTTCATAATTAACCCAGCGTCAGTGCCTCCAAGTTCGAGCTGCGCCTGCTCTCCAACTACTGAAACCCCAATACCAATTTGCGACGATGCTGATGTGAGTGTTAATACGTTTGATGCAAACTTGAAAGTGCTAGTTCCTGTAAACCCCCCAGAGCCATCATTGGTTTGTACAGAATTAATTACACCCCCAGAGTGGGCGTGACCTCCCTCTATGAGTTTAATGATTTCATTAGAATTGTTCTGCGTTGTTAGCGCCACATCTAATGCATTACGTAAATTTCCTGAAACTGCCATAAGTTAAGTGTTAAAATTATTGTGTTTTTACAAATATAAGAATTTTATTATATCATTGTTTTTTTAAAAACAAGGTTAAAATTGTTATCATATGAAAGTTTATTTTTCACTTTCTTCATTTTTACTGTCTCTGGTTCCATTGGTGTTAAGTGAGTAAAACTTTGCCCGCATATGTAAGCATATACAACCGCATCAATGACATCATCGTGGTAATACTTTGGATTTTCTACTCTAAATGTTTCATTACCTGATGAGCTTACCTTTCTAACAAAGGTTTTTAGTTGTATCCAAAAATCTTCTATAAGAATATTATCTCCATACACTTCAAGCATTTCTTGAATCTTATTTAAAATAAACCTTGCTGTATTGCCTTTTTTGTTGATTCCAAGCCTTTGCCCCATTGTTGTTCTTAAATGCGCTGAGAGCATATTATTTGGAACGAGAACCCTATAATGCCCCCTGGCATCTACATAGTCCATAAAGCCACTCCCTACATTTGATTCTACAAGGTTTCTGCTTCTATGTGGGTCGTAGTATAACCCAAGCAAAAGTGTTTGTAGGTAGCAATACCTATAATCTGGGGTTCTAAAATTCAAACAAGCCACTGGGCTTCCTTCTACATTATCCCATATTGCAGAAGCCATAAGGGAATGACCTGTTTCTGTATACACAGGGTCTGTTCCCTGATAGTACCTGTTTTTCCAATTTCTTTCAGGGTGTTTTATAATAGTAACAGTAGCCCTAGGGTCATCATCTTCTGTAGGTACAAAGGTTGCTCCTTTTATGTGGAAAGGAACATCACTGCTTTCTCCTTCAGCCCTGTTGTAATCAAAATCTGGTTCGAAGAACCCCATTTTTGGTTTTACTAAGGCTTCTAAATTTTTTATTTTCTTAATGCTTTGATTAATTTTCTCTACAGACCACAGGGTTTCACTTGAAACAAGGAACATATCATCCATTGTCATTGGATAGTGTTGGTGGAACTGAACTGCAGAATCATCTCCTTTGGAATAATAGAACTTTTTTTCTTGGTCATAGAACTTTTCATCTACGCCAGGTTTTGAAAACGCATCAAAGAAAACAGGGATTATACCATAATGGAAATTCCTTTCCTTCCAGGCTTCTCTTGCCGCCTTGAACTCTACTTCAAATTCTCTACCCCCGCCTGACATTTCTCCCCCTGTACCCCAAGCTATTAATTGCCGCCTCATTTTTATCTTTCCATTATCATCAACCCAGTACAATGCAGGTCTCCCTTCATTCATCATCTTGCCAAGGATATCTATCAAGCCAACTTCATCAAGGGCTACTAGGTTAGGAGCACCACCGTTAATTGCCGTAGTTGATGGAGCCACTACTTCTAGTTTTGAATCAACACCCCCTATCTCCCCTTTTTTTGGGCGATAGAATAAACGTAATAAGTTATCTCTGTCATTGTTGACTGTAGGGCGCATCCAGTCTGGAATGTGGTATAAAGGGAATTTTATTTTATCTTCAAATATCTCAATACCTTTTTGTAGAGATTTGGTAATAAACTTAACAAAGTAAGATTTATGGAATATTATTTTCTTTTCACATAAGCCACCAATAGTAGAAGTAAATCCTATCTGCCTTGGTTTCCCTATAAGGATATTGTAACCGCAGTCAAATAAATAACAAACTACCTCTTGGCACTCCCACGCTTTAAATCTTCTTCCACCACCTGCTACATCCCCCTCTTTTAGAAGATGATATTTGTTTAGAAAGTAAAGAGAGTTTTCTGTACACCTTCTTTTTTCGTCTCTTGCAAAGTCAAGCTGGGTTTCCATTGTGTTGTAATCGGAATAAGAAGTGTTCTCTGCTAACCACATTTCCGACTGCTGAACGTAAAGGTTAAATCTCTCATAGGGAATCCTATTAGCAAAACCAGTATTAATGCTGTCTATCCACCTTACAAATTCTTTAGGGTAGTTAAGAGTTTCCTGTTCAGCAGGTTTCCACTCGCTAGTCTTAATTTCCTTTTTGCCTTTATACTTGAAATCTTGTTTGTTATCATACTCATCAATGGTAAGTACTTCATCGTGAGTCGTGGTTTCATCTACCACATCTACAAAGCTATCTGCTATCTGCTCATTCTCGCTCTTTACTGTATCATCAGTATTCAATGCCTTGTTAATGGTAACAGGTATCTTAGGCTTATAATCATCAACGATTTCTATATAGCCGTGCTTCTCTAGTAAACTTTTTTTATTATCCCCAATGGGTATATCGGAATTGTAAAGGTCGTATAAGAATTCTAATCTCCTATCAAGTTCTAGTGAGGTTTTCTTAACGCTAATGGAAGAGGAAGATAAACCCATAGTTGCAAATATAGTAATATTTTTAAAACTCTATGTATGTGCTACTATGCATCACATAGTACTATATTTGTCCTAATTAGCAATTAGCTAATATACTAATATACTAATATATAATATATATATATATATACTAATATACTAATATACTAATATATAATATATATATATATATATATACTAATTAGCTAATAGACTAATAGAGCTATTACCACAAATTAAAAACCAATAGCTAATTAAGCCCCCTAGGCTATTAAAATACTAAAAGCTATACACACATACCAAAATGCTAATTCAACGCAAAGACGACCCCTCAAATAAAGCGAGAAGCGTAAAATAACCAAAACCACAATACGCATATACGAAACCCACCCCCTACCTAATCCTTCGAGTGGGGGTATATGGTTGCATTATGCGCCCCCAGCTTGGCGAAAAAAAAAATTGCCTTATTAGGTATAACATAGTAGCTTGTATAACAATCCTTTTTTTATAGCATAGTACCAACCTATGCAAAGTACTTGTTTAGGGCTAGTACTGTTATTGACATACTATTTAGCTTTACCCAGTAGCTTGTATGAAATTGTTAATAACTTGTTAATAACTAAAGGGGTGCTAATGTGTTTCGTATTGTTATTATGCCTATACTTGTACTAGTGAAATGAACGTGAACCTTTTAACCCTAATGCCTATGTGAATATCAAAATCCCGTTTATCGGTGAAATACTACAAACGTAGTTGTGTAATTGTTTGCCTAACCTTTGTATCATCTGGTACATCGAAAGCCGAAAGGCTATAACAATCAAACAAATGAAAAACCCAAACACAACAATTAAGTCAAAACTTGTAAAGGATACTAAGTCTAACAAAGTCTTAACTCCTGAAGAACAAATAAAGCTAATGAACGAAGCGATGGCATCCTTTAGAAAGGAGCTAAACGAAACGTTTGATACTGAAGCGATAGCTGTTCATCTGAAAGAAAAGAAAGAGTTAGAGCGGGAGAATTCCGCCAAAGCCAAAGAGGCTATCCGCAACATAAAGGATGCTAAATGGATTGCTGAAGTAACTATCAAACAGATTGAAGTTTCAAAATCTGGCGAAGTAACTGAATTGACAGCTTGTACGCAAACAATCGATTTGCTCGATGCAAACAAGGTGTTCACGAAAGGAACAACCGCACACGATAGAACCTATACAGAAGAAGAAGTAACGAAAGGTCTCAACATCAGAAATGATGGGTCGGAATCTGCCTATAAAAAGGAACAGAATCTGGTGGATAAAAGGGCTTTCAATCAGATTACATCTTCTGTCTTAAATTCAAACCTAGAGATAGCTATGGATTTGCAAGTGCTAACTGCTCACAAGGGAATTTTGGGATTGCGTAGAAACCCGCAACAATATCAAAATTACCTAGATGGTACAACGGATGAGTTACAGTATCGCAAAGATGCCACTCACTCAACCAAACCGTCGCGAGATGCCTTGAAGAACAAGCTTCAACAAGAAGCTAAGCGCTAAAAGGATACGTTTTATTTCACGAATGCAACAATTACCTCACCGATGGATTTTGGGGGGAGTTATCCGAAAGGATGCTCCCCTTTTTGTTTGCTTATCATTTGGCTAATATTAAAAATGTCAAAGTGATAGCGCGTAACTGTGATGTTATGGTAGCGATGTTATTCAATAGTGTCGTGTAGGTTTGATTCCTACGCATCAGCTAACTAATAATTAATCAAGATGGAAGATACTAATATAAGAGAGTACTATTTGTACACTAACACTCAGGACATTGAGTGCTATACTCCTAGCTACGAAGTTGCTAGTATGCGATGTGCTCGCCCTGATGTAATTGCTTGTGTTGATTCATTTGGTGATACGATAACTACAATAGAATTATTATGAGACAAGCTATTAGGATAATATATCTACGTGTCTTGCCTTGTATGATGCTTGTGATGGATTTCTGTGCGTATCACGCAATTTTCAAGGGGCGTGTTTTTGATTTCGGTCCATTTGCACTTATTCTTTTAATGAATCTGGCTGTATTATGGTCAATAATAGAAGTATCACGAAGTTTTAAAAACTACAGATAATGGAACAAGAAGAAGAAGAGGAAGGTGTTTACCTTAAGATATGTATAATTATCATCCTGAATTTAGGTTTTTGGATTCTTTTATTAAAATACGTTTAGCTATGGCAATCAATAAGAAGTGTGATTTTCCAGAGTGTAAGCCTTGTCATTACTATGTTCTAAAAGACGTAGGCTTATATACTTACAAGGATAAAAAGCTAGAGCGGACTCTGTATGACCTTGAGGCTATTTCGGAGGAGATAGAAGAGTGCTTACGGGATGCGACAGGCTTGCGTATTGACGTATTAATTACAGATAATTCAGATATACATTACGAGTCATTAAATGAATAACTATGGAAGAAAATCAGAAGGTATCTAAAAAGCCATATTTGGTTTATATGAACAAGACGTACAATGTGTACTTAACTGATGCATATATCTGGATGAAGAAGTACGGCTACAAGGAGGATGACTTTGAGGGTATTATCTCTGAGGTTGTATTTCATTACAAGCTAGGGGATTCTGATGGAGCAGGTAAGTACGGCTTAGATGACACTCCTGTTATGTTTGTAGGTAAGATTTACCGTGATTTCGATAATCAAAAACGAACACCAGATAAGATATGGTGGGTATATTAAAAAATAATTAAAGATGGGATACTACACCGACTATGAGTTACAAGCACTTTGCGAGTTGCAACGTATTTCATCTGAATACATATTCAAGGGAGTGTATCTGTACTATTACAGAGCTGATGGCAAAAACAACTGCGCCTTTGAAGATTTCTCTGAAGAGATAGGGAAACGCCTTAGTGAGGCGACAGGATTGAAAATTGACGTAACAATAACAGAGCAATGAAAGAAGATAAAGATTTCTGGACCTACCAACTGATGCTAGTGGGCTTTTGGGTCACATTATTGGTAATCGCATATTTAAAATAAAAAAAATGAAAAACAATAATCAATGGACATTTGACCAGGTGATGCTAACTATCTTCTGGTTAATACTGGCTTTAATCGGAACCCTAACTACCTAATAAATTTATTATGATACTACATTCAATTATTCGGGCAATTGACACGCCTAAGTTTAAAGTTGTCAATGTGTTTAAATTCATAATGCTATCCCTTGTGGCTCTTTTATCTTTTATATTTTTGAGTCTGGGGGGGTAGTACTATGTCAGTATTTGGCGCAGTCTTCTAATTGGAATAGGAAGCTGGAGTGTTGAAATATGCACGTCTCTTTGCTAGGCTTTAATAAGCAAGCAAGCAAGAGGAAGTACCATCAGAAATTAGGGTTCGATTCCCTACTGCGCTACTATCATTTACAAAAAAACAATGGATATAATAATTGAAAATAACGAGGTACGTGAGGCTAATACCTTTTGGCTATTAGGATATAGCTTTATTGTTGACAAGGTTACATATTATGTACCTATAGATAAAGTGAATCAATGCTCGCATTGTAGCAATTTTATGTTATACCCTGATGAGCAATGTCCGAAATGCGGAAGAGTAGGTTAAAAAACAAAACTATGAAAGACATCGAACTTATTGCCGAATTTATGGGATTAGAGACGTGTGGGACAGAGTATGTCTGGGTAAATGTACATACTAGCGACCTTGTTCCTTCAGATTCGAAAGAGCGGTGTTCTGTTGAGATAAGAAATGACGAGAAATGCATAAGAATACCTGCCTTATACAAGACCTCTTGGAAATGGCTTATGCCTCTGGTGGAAGAGATTGAATCTAAAGGGTATCCTTTTACAATATCTGGGAATTATTGTCTTATTGAAGATGCTGTGGGTAGTGGGTTTTCTTTAATGCAAGACGACTCAACCAATGGAAAAGATAAAAAAGAATCAATTTTCTTAGCAGCTATTGAATTTATTAAATGGTATAAAGATATCGGAAGATTCTATCGTAAAGTACGGTGTTTTGGGTGCGGAGAGCCTACCGATACTGTAGACGATGGAGTATTTATCGCATACCCAAATGTGTATTGTAAGAAATGTAAAAAATAAAGACCTAAATAAATAAAACAAAAATGAAAGAGAATATATTTAAGGTAGGAGATATCCTAATCGCAACAAAGGAAGCAAATGGACATTACTCTTGCACAACCGAAGGTGTTCAGGTAGTTGTCGTAAGAGAAACTACCCTTAGCACAGGTAAGATAGATGTTGTCTTGCTAGAAAAAATGCCTCCAGTTTACAAACCTAAAGTAATAAAAAGAGATGGTATGCCTGAGGTTTGGTACGATAAATCTGGGAATCGAGTAACCAAAAGAAGTAATACCCATAATGTCCTTTCGTGTTGTTTCAAGCATACCTGTAAAAACACTGCTCTTGTTGGGGCATTGTCAAGTAACAACTCACAATTAGTAATTCTATAAATATTATGCAAATAAATTCAGATTTCCCAGATAAGTATCTGGTCAAAGCAGAATCCTGTCATACAGACGACTATTACGGATTAGCTACAAGAATACATACAGACAAAGTCACTGTCTTTATACTAATTAGATTTAATAGAAAATGGTGTTGGGTATCGCCAGGTAGCGATATGAATTATTGTCAAGGTCATAGTGATTTTGATGAAATTTTAAGACGAGCACTTCTTGATGAAAAAAATGCAGTAGTAAGATTCGATAGCCAATCTGATTTATTTTCATTTTGCTTGAATCCAGCTATGTTTTATAAAGCATTAGAACAGTAATCGCCAATGGTATCAGGCGAAGGTTGATACATAGTACTAATTTAAAAAAATATGTTATGATACAAATTGTAAACATACTTCCACCAGTGGATGTAAAAGCCATAACTGAAACTTCAGAGAGCAAGTTCTATACGCTAGAAACAAGCTCTAATCGACCTTTTGTTTTAGTTAGAGCAAATGCAAATGTTGGAGGAAATAAGCAAGAAGACCAGTGGCACTGGGTATCACTTGGTAGCGTAAAAAATCGTAAGACAGGTTTTGTGACGTTTCAAGAGGCTATAAATACAGAGGTAGCAGTTGACGAAAATATCGTTAAGGAGCACGATACGTTATATGCAACCTTCAAGTATTTAGGTGAGCGTGCTAAGGTTTATCAGCCAGATAGTTAGGCTGTAAGTTTAATCTCGTAATAAAGTTGGCTTCGTTATGCGTTAAGAGGAAAGCATATTAAAATATTCCTGCATTCACAAATAGTCTTAATGAAAAACGGACAATGGGAACGGCTTGCTTGAGGACTCGCAAGTTATGGGTGAGATAAACAATGCGAAGACCATTTATTACGAATAAAAAAACAATAATGAATTCAACAATTAGATTGAAATGCGATTCACAAATGCGTTCCTTTTTAGCAAATTGTCCCGCTAACTCTGTCTCTTCTTTCTTAAGAAGAGCAAGAAATGGACAAACTTATGACGATGTAAGTTGCAAATATTATCAAGTTAAGCAACCTAACTTTATAAGGGTAGAAAACGGCTCAAAAGGAATCGTATCCTATGTAGAGACAGTACATATAAAAGCCAACCCAGATAAGGGATTTGGAGATTATATATTCTTACCTGTCAGGATGGCTCAAAAAAAGCTTAGCGAAGATAAGAAAACTGACTTGCTTCAGTATGAGGGGGTAAAAGATTGGGATGAATATTGGAGGTTTGTTAATGACCCATATTCTGAAGAGTTTGATAAACATAGAACCACTACAAAAATAGGGAGGCTGATTCATAAAATATTTACAAAAGATGGATTAGCTGCTTACGTACTAACAGATACAAAAAACGAAAGATTTGTAAACGCTTTTAAAGGGTTCTTTGTAGAAGACGATGAAGAAATGGTTCAGGTAAATGGAGACGATATCTTATGGGGCTATCTAGACGCTAACTATTATTCAGAGTGGGGCGAGAATGGAAGCTTATTTAGTTCGTGTATGCGATACGATTATAAGAATCATTATATGACAATGTATGTCAATAGTTCAAGTTGCTCTATGTTAATTTTGAAAAAAGATGGATTAGTTTCTGGGAGAGCCTTGTTGTGGAAAACGAATTGCAATACAAAATTAATGGATAGGATTTACACAATAAGAGATTCAGATGTTACAAAATTTACGAATTGGGCAAAAGAAAAAGGATATCTTCACAAAGAAGAGCAATCGTATGATAATGATACGTTTATCGACCCTGAAACAGATGATACAATAAACCAAAACTGGGATATCAGCGTATCACCGCCTGATAACTTTTACCCATATTGCGATACGTTTTATCGATATTGTGATATATCAGGCATAATAACGAATAACGAGGATGAAGGCGATGATGAGTTAAGAGGCGAAAATGGCGAGACAGACCTTCGTAGGCGTTCTATAATAAATACGGATGATTTATTAAAAACAACCGACGATGATGTCGTGTATGTAGATGACCACGATGGGTATGCACCATATGGCGAGGCAGAAAGATGTAAACACCACCAATCTTACTTTCTAACTGACGATGTAGAGTTTTCAAGCTATGAAGATGATTTTGTACCATTAAATTCAGGCTACTTCTCTGAGCTATACGATTGTCAGCTATTTAAAGATACTTCAAGATACTCAGGATACCACGGAACATACATCCCTACTGATGAGGCATCAGAGTGGATAAATAAAGATGGGGATTACGATTTTATAGATTGTAGCCATACTGAAACATACATAGATGCAGTTAATTCAGCTTATGTTATCCCTGTCGAAATAGCATTAGAATCTAAGTACCATAAAGGATACGTATCGCCTAACAACAGCGATGAGGTAGTAAGATTAGACGGAACAAAAGATTATGCAAATCGACGCTATACTACTAGGTGTAAACACACTGGGAGATTAGTATTAAAGGATGACTCATATTACATATGGGGGACTGGGTGGGTCTTAAAAACTTTTACCCAAACCCATAAAGAATCCATCAGGGAAGAAGAACCAAAATATCTAGCAGATATACGTAAACAATAATTCAATTAATTCTAACTAATAACTATATATATGAAAAACAGAGATGTAAAAAGAGTTAGGATGCTGAGAAATATTCTTAGTGTTCAATCTGAATCTGGAGAAGAGGGGAGGGTTCGCCAATCCATAATGATGAGATTGGAAAACATAAAAAAGTCATTACCAGAAAAAGAGCAAGCTAATTTTGATGTATACCAAAAAGAAGGGAATATTTTTGTCACAAGAGGCAAGATTAATAAAAAGCAAAAGTATCCCTGCGTTGTATCGCACACAGATACTGTTCATAGTTTTCACAAAAGCTTTGCAGTCAAAGAGCACAATGGTTGGCTGTTTGCTTTTGGCGGAGAGGAAGTTGAGCAAAAAGGGATAGGCGGAGACGACAAGGTAGGCGTTTTTATAACCCTAGAGATGATTGCTCAACACAAAGTAATCAAAGCTGCATTTTTTGCTGAAGAAGAAATAGGTCTGGTTGGCTCTAGCCGAGCCCCTGCTTCATTCTTTGAGGACTGTGGGTTTGCTTTACAATGCGACAGAAAGGGAAATAAGGATTTTGTAAATGAAATCAACAATGTAAAATTGTATTCGGATGAATTTTCAAATGAAATTGAGCCAATTTTAAAGCAGTTTGGATATAAGGAAACATCAGGGGGGAGTACAGATGTAACAAACGTAAAGAAAAAAGCGGATATCTGTGTTGCTAATATGAGTTGTGGATACTTTGACCCCCATTCAGATAGCGAGGTGGTTCACATAACAAGCGTTTTTAGGTGTTCTGATATGGTTTCAGCTATAATAACTCAATGCGGTAAAAAAGCCTGGAGACACAAGTACAAAGACGAACCCATACGGCTATGGGAAAACCAATCTTCTATGTACGGAATGTATGGAAGTAAATATTTTTCAAGCTATGGAGAAAATCAAGAAAAAAGAAAACAAGAGCAAGCATCTCTGTATCTCCGAGAGGCTAAAGAAGAGGAAGAGATTATTCAAGACGACTTTGAAGAAAAAGAATTGTTTTGTCCTAAATGTTTAAAAGATGATAGACCAGTTGATGCGCTGCACAAGCTGACAGAACACGGAAAATATTGGTGCGAAGGATGTTGGCGAGAGATAGACACACCAGATGCGATAGAAAAAAATAATGGTACATTTTGCAAATGTGATATGGGTAAGCAATTTACTAGTTGGGATACGATTGAGCAAAAGTTTTTTTGTATTAATTGCGAGAATTACTTAAAAGCAAACCCATACTATAACCAAAAAGATAACGAATTCGATTATTAAGATGTTATTTAAAGCAAGTACAGAAAACGGAAAGTTATTCATTGACGAAAAAGATAAACTTACCTCTTATCTGCAAAGAATAAGTGGTAAAAAAATCTTTGTAAACATTGAACACACGTCTGGTAAAAAAAGGTCGGTAGAGCAAAACAGCCTATACTATGGGATACTGAGGAAGATAATGGCGGTACTGCTTGAAAGAGGCTTTGATGACCTAAATGTTATAACGCTAAGCCATTACTTTAAACGAAAGTTCTTGGCAGATGTAATTATAGACCCCGCAACAAGCGAGGAAATAGAGATAGTTAAATCGACAACAGAGTTAAAAACTAAAGAGTTTTCAAACTACATAGAATCGGTAACACGCTTTGCTATTCAGGATATGGATATTGCAGACGAAATATTTAATCCGTACCTGAGTAGTGAAGATATTATTATATAAGATATGACAACAACAGAAACTAACAAACTTATCGCAGAATTTATTAATGATTATAACAATCACAAAGATGAAGTGCTCAATATGTAATAACAAAATAGATGATGACGCAGGGATGGAACTGTGGAGTCACAATGCACAACCTGTAAATAATGGTAGATGCTGTTGGAACTGTAACTGTAAGTTTGTTATACCAGCAAGACTAAAGCAACTTAAACAATAAGAAGATGAAACAACTATCTGAAATACAAGCAATACTCTTAATGTTAATTGTCATAGGAGTATACACTTGGGGAGTATGGAATACGGCTATACATTACTACCCAATAAAATTAGAAATAGAACTAAGCGATTGGAAACAACGCACCACCAATTGTCATTGGCAGTTACTAGAATCGCATCAAGAAAACAAAAAGCTACTTGAATTATTAAAATTAAAAAAATGAGAACACAAACTTTTACAAACCAATACTCTGAGGATAACTTCGATGTTGAATTATGCGAGGAAAAATCTTATGTACTTGAAAAGATAGCATCTAATCATAAAAAAATGAACAAAGAAAACTTCCTAACTACATATACGGTGTCTTGTAATGTGGATTGGGACTTTACAATAGAAATGAGGTCTTGGGGGGTAAAAGATATAAGTGCTTATGCAACAAGGGTTGATTTAACAATTATGGCAGACTACTTCTACGGGACCGAGAATATGGAAAATGAAATAGAGGTAGATTTAAAGGAATGGAAAATAGATAGCGATAGGAATTCAGACAGTGGGGATATGTTTAAGGTGCAATGGGTAACTTTTGATTTCAAAGAGAAACTAATAACAGTTAGTTTTTAATAAGAATGATAACAAGTAGATACACAGATTAACCTATGGAAACAAATAAAAAATGTTTGGACTGTATGGATAGCAGTATAGTTATAAGCGATTTTGCTACTCGATGCCTAAGGTGTGCAAAGATTCGTCAGTTAAAAAAAATTAAAGAGTGGAGATTAAAGAACAAAGATAGGTATGAGTATAAATATAGCAAAGCAAAGGCAAGAGCGCATAAGAAATGGAGACAGGATAACAAAGATAAAGTAAGAGAATATGGTAGGGTGCGTTATTACCAATACGATAAAGATAGGTTATTGATAAAACAACAAGAAGAAGTGCAAACATTATCTGATAAATATATAGTAAAGCTCTTAACAGATAACAGAAATAACGTTATTCCTTTAGAAGTTTCGCAGATACCTTCTGATTTAATAGCCATTAAAAGAAGGCAAGTAAAACTACACAGATTAATAAAAAACTCTCAAGAGGGAGAGAGTAAACAAGTTCCCTCAAAATAAACTATTAAACTATATTAAAATGGCACGAACAAAAAAAGCAAGTGGAGCTACAAAAAAGCAGGCATCCATTATTCAAGTTGCACAAGATAATGCAGCTAAAAGAACAACAACCATAGGGAGCTTACGTGATAAATCTCTTGTGATGGCAGACATTATGTTCCAAGACTTTGTTAATAGTGGAGATTTAAAGTTAGCTCAAATGGCTAACTCCCAATTTAAAACCGCTATCACATCTGCTAAAGTGGAATTGATGCACCAAAAACAAACAGGCACATCTAAAATAATCCCATTTTGTGACGGGTAAAAAAACAGAAAATGAAAAGCTATAACGATATACCTTTCGATGACAGTTGGTCTAATTGTTGTGGAGCTCAAATAGTTCCAGAACAAAAAAGATGCGCTGACTGTCAGGAGCATTGTGATGTTTTAAAAGACTGCGAAAAGTGTAAAGGTTTGGGCACTATAGGATTAGATAATCTTAGACTAAAAGATTGCCTTAACTGTAATGCAAAAGGTTACGTGAGGATTTAGACACTATTGTCTATTAAAAGTATTATTATTATATTTGTACTAATGAAAACTAAAATATTAAACTATACACTTCACGACATTTCTATAATTACCAACAAGGGTGTTATACAAATTCCAAGACACGGAACTGCACGATGTTCTACAACCAGAAAACTCATAGAGTATCTAGAGGTAGAGGGCACAAGAGTTCCAGTCAATAAAACTGTGTTCGGAGTTATAGCTGGTCTGCCTGAAGAAACAGAAGGAACTATACTAATAGTATCCGCCATTGCGGCTAACTCTTTGAGAAAAACAAGAAACGATATCTATGTTGTAGATGAACCAGTTAGAAGTAATGGTATAATAGTAGGTTGTAAGGCACTTGCAAAAATAGTAGAGTATTAATGAAAAAACATACCAAAATATACACTAAGCATTTTAAAATAGGAGAGCAAGATACTCCTTTATGCGAGATGTGTGGCAGTCCTGCTGTGGATGTCCATCATATAGAACCAAGAGGAATGGGAGGAAGCAAAACAAAAGACTACATAGAGAACTTAGCAGGACTATGTAGGAGTTGTCATAATAAAGCAGAAAGCTCTAAAGAATTTAATAAGGAAGTAAAAAATAAACATTTAAAGATACTAGGAAAATGGGAAAGCTAACTAATAAATACAACCTACCAGAACCTTTAGTAAAGGCAATTAGAAACGATAAATACCATAGGACAGGCGATATATCTGTTACGCAATTAATAGATAGCCCAAGAGTAAGGGTTTTAAAATCAAAGCATTACGATGAAATAGAAGAAGATGCAATTGATATGGTATGGGCTTTGTTTGGGAGTGCAACTCATAGTATAATAGAAAGAGCAGCAGAAGGAGTAGAAGATTACTTATCGGAAGTATCGTTAGAATATAAGCTAATGGGAAAAGTATTAAGCGGGACTGCTGACCTTTATGACAAGAAAACTAAAACGCTTTACGATTTCAAAGTTACCTCTTCTTGGAACATAACATTTTCTCCTGACCATTGGCAATGGGAGGCACAATTAAACTGCTATGCACATATGCTACGTGCTATTGGATACGAAGTTAAAGCTATTAAGATTATAGCTATTCTAAAAGATTGGAAGAGGTCTGAGGCAGATAGAAACTTCTCAACAGGTAAGTATCCGCAAAAACAAATAGCAGAAGTCGATTTACCAGTATACTCTGCAGCCGCAATGGAGAAGTATATCAATAGAAAAATGTCGGAACATATACAAGCAATGGATGGGGATGAGTTGCCTGAATGTAACGAAAGGGAAAGATGGTCTAAACCTAATACCTATGCAGTAAAAGACCCAACAAAAAAACGTGCGTTAAAAATTTGCGAAACAGAAGAGGATGCTAAAAACCATATCAAACTCCTTACTGAAAAAGAGGCTAAGAAAAGAGCCTTAGTAGTTGAGTTAAGGGAAGGCAAGGATATAAGGTGTGAAGGATATTGTTCTGTGGCTCCTTTCTGTTCGCAATTTATAAATAAATATCATTATGGTAAATAAAATTATAAATATAAACGATTGGCGGGATGATATTATATCCACAATGAAAAGATTGTTTGAGCTAGATGGCGAAGTAAGTTCGCTTATATTGTTTGTAGAGAAAGAAAAAATATCTAACGAGCTAATAATGGGGGCAATACCAATTAACCACTTATTAAAAGACAATACAACAAAAGATAAGCTTGGCGATGCGGTAGCAAAAATGTGTAAAGAAAAAGATGTAGTGGCTCTAATGCTAATTACTGAAGCGTGGAAAGTTAGTAGACCTATAAAAGAGATTACAAAAGAGGAGCTTGATAATTTTAGTGTAAAGGATGCATCAGATAAGGAAGAATGTATAATGGTAACATTTGAAACCAAAATATCTAATACAACTTATACATACGAAATAGATAAAAAAAATGGCAAATCTACAATTGGTAATGAAACAGTATCTTCAAATTCAAAAGGAAGGTTTTCTAGGTTTTTAGCTCCACAAATTTACTTAAACTAAAATTATGATTAACCTAAGCTCAACTGCAAAAAACAAAGTTATAGATACCCTAACCAACTATCCAAAGTCAAGGGATAACGATAACCTTTTAGTATGCTTAATATGGAAAGAAGAAATAGGTGTAGATATAAAAACCGTACCTACTAATACCTTTTTCAACATAATGTCATCAGGGAAATTAACTGCATACGAGACCATACGCAGAATAAGGGCAAAGCTACAAAGCGAAGACCCAGAACTAAGGGGTATCAATTATGAAAAAAGAGCTCGAAAAAAAGAAGAAATAAAAAGAGATATAATAGATTTTGACTGGATATAATTATTAGCTAAAATAAAAAACCAACACAATGAGCTACGAAGATGACATATGGGAAGAATACCAAGACGATGAATGTATGAGTTGTGGCAGAACATCCTATAGTTGCGATTGTGATGCATCTCCTCCTGTAGTTTTCGATGAGGAATCCTATTCAGCCACAGAAGGAATAAAAAGCTGGTCGTATGTTTACAATCATAACAGAGTGGTTGCTCAAGGCGATGTCCAATACGACACAAGTACAAAAAAATACGATGTAACCGTAGATAGCGTATCGGAAGATTACGATACAGATGTAATAGAGCGATATGTATACAAGGCTATAAGAGAAGTAAACGAATAATAATGGGGAGAATAACCGTAGATAAAGAAGAAAACGCTATTATCTTTTCAAAAGATAGATGGTTCCCAGAGGAACTCGATATCTCGGAAAGCTTAGGGTTTACTTTTGAAAATGGGGTTCTTTATGCTAGCCTTTTAAAAACAAGCCGAGTATCTTTATTTGCATTTTTGCAGTATTGCTTCCCTTCGTTTGTAAAGTCTTCAGCTTTTCAAGAAGAAAGAAAGTTGATTTATTCATCACTAAAAGAAAGCTATAGCCAAAAACTATCTCCATACTATGGGAAAATTAACAAGCTACCTTTTTGTACAAAACTATATCGACACCAGGTTGATGCTATTTGCCCTATGATATCAAACAAACATAACCTATTGGCATTTGAGCAAGGTTTAGGGAAATCAATTACCACCATTGCGGTTACAGAGATACTCCGCAATGAAAACAAGGGGTTTTTAACATTGGTAGTTTGCCCTGCTATCTGCAAATGGAACTGGTATAATGAATTAATAAAATGGGGAGTAGATAAAAATGAAATAAGCGTCTATGATAGCAAGGAGAAAAACACCATTAGGTCTAGTAACGAATACTATTTAATTATTAATTACGATATGCTTAAAAAGTTTTTAGGGGAGCTGCAACTAAGAAACTTTAACCATATAATTTTAGATGAAGCTCACAATATAAAAAACTGCAAAAGTAAAAGGCATAAGTATATAGCAAAAATAGTAAAAAGCTGCAAAGCTAAAATAAGCTTCTTAACGGGTACTCCGATATGGAATAAGCCAGATGACTTGTTTGCCTATTTAAAGCTTTCTAAACAGCCCTTAGGCGCTAATTATAGGAAGTATATAGATAGGTATACCCAAAGCTACATAAACCAATGGGGAGGCGTACAAGTTATGAAAGGAAAGAACCTTTTTGAGTTATCGGTTAAAATAAGTAACTTTATGATTCGTAAAATAAAGTCCGATTGTACTGATTTACCAGATAAGGTATACACGAAATATTATTTTGATTTCCTTGACTATACGGAAGAGTATTCTGAAAAGATAAACAAGATAGTCGAAGAAGAAAGCGAAGGATTTGATGGCTCTATACATACACTAAACATTATAGCAACAAAGAGTAAGATTAAAAACATTATCGAGCTAATAGAAAATATTGTTTACAATGATAAAAAAGTAGTAGTGTTTACATCTTATAATGAACCAAGAGAAATGCTTCAGAATCACTTCAAGGAACACGCAGTAAGTGTATATGGTGGTATGAGTTCAGATAAAAGACAAGAGAATATTGATAAGTTTATGAAAGATGATTCCTGTAAAATTTTCATTGGAAATATGCAAGCTGCTGGAGTTGGTATTAATCTTCAAGTAGCTAGCGATGTCCTATTCTGCAATTTCCCATTAACTGTCTCTGAGCTTCAGCAGGCAATAGATAGGCTACACCGAATAGGACAAAAGAATACTGTTAATGTTTACTATACTATATGCCGTAGTTCGGTAGATGAGTCAATTTATGATATGATATTGAAAAAATCAGAAGATATAAGTAAAGCTATAGATAATGGAAAAGAAACAATAGAGTTTGAAAACGCTTACGATAAGCTTGTAAAAGATGCTATAGTAAAATGGAAAAAAAGTTCGGATACAGGTTGATGATGTTTGCGTTTATGCGAGCATATTCAAAAACAACTGGGCAAGTTATGTTAGGTTTTGCAATATGTGATTGCCAATGGTGCGATTATTATGAACGCTATGTCCCGAATGAAGGTCAAATGCTAAGTCACTTTTATAGAAACCCACAAAGGTATGGGTATAAAATTGGCGAAATAGAAATAGAAGAAGTAAGATATATAGAAATACAACCAGAAGATAATCTACTACTAAATGAAAACTGAACTAACAGAAGAAGATGAAAAAGCAATTGAGGTTATAATATTAATAGATGTTATAAAGGACAAGACAAAAGTTGCTTTTGAACTAATGCAGGGAGATGCTAGGTTTAGGTACATAGTCCACGCAAGAAGAATATTCTGTGTAATTGCACGAGACTATTTAGGTATGAACCTAAACGAAATAGCAAAGCTCTTAAACATATCAAGTCACGCATCTATTATACACCACTTGCAGAAACACAAAGATGAAATAGGTCTGTATGCTGAATATAGTACTGCATATAGAGATGTATTTAAGGGTGTAGAGGCGGTTTTTATTATAAAAACAGAATACAACCCAATTATTATAAAGCATAAAATCAAAAAGCTAACACGCAGACGAGATGCGCTTTCTAATAAAATAAAAATGTACACTGAACGACTAGGTAGCCTAAATGAAAAAAATAATGAAACTGTAAATGCATAAATATGATTAATCAATATGTTGAGCTAATAGAAAAAGATATAAAAAATAGGGGTAACATAGTCCTTTTACAAGATATAAAAATATACAAATCAAAGCACGAAAGATATATAAGTCATTACAGATTCGATAAAGACTTCTTTAGATATGTGACAGAAAAAAAAACTGTAGCCGATTTTAGTGGTGCAGTTTCAATAGATAATATATGGGTAGATTTTGATAAAGAAGATGATATTGAAGGAGCCAGGACAGAAGCAATTAAATTTATCAAGCAGTTAGCTGAAATGAGCAGCTTGAACCCATCAACATTCCCAGCGTACTTCTCTGGGAGTAAAGGTTTTCACGTAGGAATCAACTCATCCCTTATTAACATAAGCGGAGAATTTTCTATAGACCTTCCAGATAAAATTAAAAAATTCGTTCAAGCTATAACAAAAAACATTGATTGCGTAGACTATTCTATCTATAATAAAAACAGAGTAATAAGATTACCATTTTCTGTAAATAAAAAAAGTGGACTATATAAAATATACATACCATATAAAGTTTTTTGGGGAGAACCAATTAGTAATATAACTGAATATGCAAAAGATTGTAAAATATTCGATACCGATAAAATTCAAATACAGCCTAACGAACATCTTATAAAAATATTCGAAGGGGCATCTAGCTATGAAGCGCAATCCAAAAAATTCGATAAGGATAGCACATCGCTTTTTTCATTACCCCAAAACGGACAAAGAAATAACACACTATTTAAACAAGCTTGCAAGTTATTTTCAACTAAGGGGATAAAAGGAAACGAGGCTACCGATATTATGCGACACATATTTACACAAACTAAAAATCAAAACGGGAAAGACTTTAGCCCCCAAGAGTTTAATAGCCTTATTAGTTCTGCTATGAAGACTGTTAGTAAGAATGCGCCAGATAAAATAAACATAAAGCCCGTAGATACATTAACTTTTTCTGTAATCGATTCTATAAAAAACAGCAGGTACATACCTACTACTGTAGACGAATGGGATGCTGACCTAGATGGAGGGTTAGCGAGAGGGAACCTTTATTCTATTATAGGAAAAGGAGGAACAAAGAAAAGCCTATTAGCAATGTGGATGGGAATACAAAACTGTATGCGATTTGGTATGCCTATTGCATATTTTAATATGGAGATGTCTACTACGCAATCTTTTATTAGAGCTTTTAGAATGTTGTTTAACCGAGATTTAAAAGAAGAAGTAAAAAAAGGGCTAATTACTGACGAAGAGGCTCAACAAATGGGTAAAGAATTTAACCAAGTTCTTAAAAATAAATTTTACTTAATCGATAATAATAATTTATCCCCTTCAGATATGGAAAACGTCATAAACGATATTGGGGAAGATTACGATGAAAAAGTAGCCCTTGTTGTAGTTGACAGTATGAACTCTATGGCATCCGTAGGCGAAAGTGAATCGTTCACTGCTTTTGAAATTACCAAGCAACTAAAACAACTAGCCAAAGATAAAGATGTTGTTGTAATTTTAATTAATCACATAACCAAAGGCGTATCTGGTCACGTTAGAGATGTGTCTCTGTACGTAAGGGGAGGAGAAAAAATAAGGGATAATTGTGATGCCTATTTCTGCCTAAGTCAAATAATTAATAAGGAAGAAAGTACCCTAATGGGAGAAGAGAAAGATTATGTATATGATAAAAGCTTAGTGTATGCTCGGTTTGTAAATAAGCGAGAAAGCGGAAACACTCTAGATAAAGTCCTAGAGCTGGGACCAGATTTGGTTCCGAGAGCACTAGACACAAACCCAAAAGATTATGAAATTAGGACCCGTTGAAATAAATAAACTACACCATATTGACTGTTTGGAGTTGATGAAAAAATTACCAAAGGAATCAATCGACCTTATACTCACAGACCCTCCTTATGGTGTAAACTTTGTACCGCAACGAGAGGCTGCAAAAAAAAAATATGGAACCGCCCCTATTGCCAATGACGAAATTCAAGATGATGAGTGGGAAAAATGGTTTACCCCTATTGCCGAAGAACTATATAGGGTTTTAAAAAACGACTCGGTTGCTTATCTGTTTAGCGGATACAAAGTTGATAGGCATTACTATACGGTCTTGGAAGCAGCTGGTTTTGACATAAAGGCTGTAATGATATGGGTAAAAAATCAATTTGGACTTGGGTATCATTTTAGGAGACAATATGAAAAAATAGTCGTAGCTTTTAAGGGCAAGCCACCAGTTCCTAGCAAGGCTATATCTGATGTGATATTTGATGCGAAGGTTAATAGCAAAATGCAAATACATAGCTGTCAAAAACCTTTGCCATTATTAGGAATATTACTTAGGCAATATAGCAATGAAGGGGATGTAGTACTAGAGCCATTTGCAGGTAGCGGCTCGCATCTTATGGCTTGTGAAAAGAATAATAGAAATTGGGTAGCTTGTGAAGTAGATGATACCCATTTTGAAAATGCGGATGATAGAGTAAAAAGAGAACAACAACAATTAAAACTGTTTTAATGAAAAAAATAATGTTCCTACTTACATTAACGAGCTGCTCGCCTCAATATGAAGTAGTACAACAATTAACTCCTACAAGGTTTCATATAATAGGAGTGAAAAATAAAGAAGTAATAATACTTGAAACAAAGCTTAAGCTAAGCGAAGGGCAAATAGTAAAATGGAAAGATATAAAAAAATAAAAAATGAACGAAAGGCATAAAAAAATAATAGACGCTTTATATAAATCACTATCTGATTTCTCATATAAATATGATAGGTATTCAGATACTTTGAATTTTGAAATACGTACAACTAAAGGACACTTTAATCACACCATCACACAAGACGATGATATTTCCATATTTGTAAAACTAATCGAATTATATTAAACGGTATGTGGGTAAACGAAATTTTACAATGGTGCGTATTAATATATGTCTTTTCAGTATTAATAAATTTAAGCAGGGCGCAAACTTTGACAAAATCAGCTTTAAAGTTAATTAAGTATGTGCTATTTCAAAAAAAAGATGAAAAAAATAGTTGAAAAAATATTGAATATACTAGCTGTAATAAGTATAGCCTCGATTATTTTTTTAATAACTCGATGGATATTAATTTAAAGAAAAAGTTATGAAGACATTATATATAGGTATAGACCCAGGTCAATCAGGAGGTTTTTGTACTATTAAAATAAAAGCTGATGGTAATTTGGTAACTGAAGCATACAAAATGCCAGATACCGAACACGATGCAAATATTATACTGCAAAAAGCCTGCTATGGCGTACCTAGTACAAGCACTCTTGCAATGCTAGAGAAGGTAGGCGCAATGCCTGGACAGGGGGTTTCAAGTATGTTTAAGTTTGGAAAGAACTATGGGTTTCTAAGAGGTTTGTTGATTGCGAATATGATACCATTTTTAGATGTTCCTCCGAGAACGTGGCAGAAAGGCTTAAGCATACAACCAAGAGGAAAAGAAGAAAGCAAGACGCATTTCAAGAATAGACAAAAAGGACTAGCGCAGCAGATGCATCCACATTTAAAAGTAACCTTAGCTACTGCGGATGCGATATTAATAGCCGAATATTTAAAAAAATATGACAATGATTGAGTTTATTTTAATAACCGCAGGGTTAAGTTACGGATTGACAAAGAGTTCATTATTTGAACGCTTAAGAGAGGATATTAAGTTTAAATACCTAAATAAAGGAAATGGTTTTTGGTGGGCTCTTTCCCATATATTCAAATGCCCTTTATGTATGGGGTTTTATGCCGCTATACCAGCTTACTATATAGTGTTTGATACCATAGATGTTTTATTATCTGGGTATATGTTTATAGGAAGCATCTCATCTTACATAATATATTTAATAATTATAAAACTTGAAAAATGATAATGAAAATAAAGAAGGATGAAGACCTAGATATTATGTTTAGGTCTTGTTTTAAATTTAAGCGAAAGTTTATAGAAGTATTAAAGCAGGAAGGATATCAAGTAAAGGGAGAAAGCAAGCTGGATATTGTACAAAAAAAGGTTTTAGATAACGATATGCCACATTTAAAAGAATGTGAAGCGAAGATGTTATCAGAACTAATTGATTGTGCAAGCGTAGCTTTACTAGATAACGACCCGCCTTATAATGGCGCAGAATTAAGATTTCTAAAAAGCAGCACAAAATTTATGGGAGATTACAATACGTGGCTATTGGAAAGAAAAATATAATAGCTATTTGTTTATATTTTTATTATATTTGTTACCGTAAAGTATAAGTTATGATTTGGTTAATTGTGCCAGTGACAAGTAAGAAGGGAGAAGCATTAGATAATCACCTGATTAATCTTTCCAATGTTTTATATTTCCGAGAGTGGTTTGAAAACAAGCCTTTAACCGATACCTATCTAGGTAAAACTGTAGCTTATGTTATAGGAGGCAAAGAAGTTGTTATAGACTTGCCTCTATATAAGGTAAATGAAATTGTTATCAAAAGAGAACAGGAATATAGACATAATATTGTGCTCGAAGGAGTTAAGGAAACAGATAAAGAAACGGCTTAAAAGCCTTAATGTGTCCTTATATCAACTTTGCGAGCAGCTTGGAATAGATTATAGTAATTCCAGAACGTATTTGAATACCGCCAACCCTTCTTCTAAAAGAAATAGAATGAAGCAATGGGAGGCACTAATGATTGCAGAATCGTTAGGTATAAATATTAGGGTAACTATTGTACTTTTGCCCGAAGAAAAAGCATTTGCAAACAAATACGAGAGACAACTAATAGTAAAAGTGGATGAGCGCAATAAAAGAAAGAGACCTTTTGGGAAAACTAAAGAGCTTAATTCTTGAGCTCGTATCGACTGAGGAAGATTTAGCCAAGCTTGAGGTATCTGATATGTTAGCACCTGCCAGAAGGGTCAGGACAATATTAGTAAAGCATAACAAATCAGTTAATGATTTAAAAAAAGAAATTGACCTAATAAGAAAGGGGTCATAAAGCGAGTAATTAATTAATGTTTAACCTATAAAAACTAAAACTATGTCAACACAATGGAATAAAGTTTCTAAAAATGAAGAAGGAAGCTACAATGATGTAAACTGGAAATGCGAAGACATTCCAGAACTAGAAGGACACCTCGAAAACGTAAAAAGCGGAGTAGGGGTTCATAATCAAACTGTGTATTCTATAAAAAGCCCTGATGGTACAGAGTATAATGTATGGGATACAACAGTATTAAAACGGTTGCTTTCCGAAGTAAAGATTGGAACCTATATAAAGCTTGTATATTTAGGCAAGAAGAAAAGTAGTAATGGTTTATCTGCATATAAAGATTTTGATTTATTTATTGCCGATGACAATACTCAAAACCAAGCGCCTCAAGCTACAGCTACGGAAACAGTAACAACTGTAGACAATAAAAGCGAAAGCGATGAAGTTCCTTTTTAATTAAACCCACAACTAATGAGTAATGAAAATGAAAATTTTTGGATTGAAGTCAACATTCACGAAGGCGATAAAGCCAACACAGATGCAGATTTAAAAAGTATGCTTGTTATGTTGAGGACTTCCTTCTTAAAGGATACACAATCTGTTTTGGCAGAAAAAGTCGGATTAAGACCAGCATCCATTAAGAACTACGAAGAAAGAAAAGAAGCTCCGTATATAGGTATAGCCTTATTAAAAAGGCTATGCTTAGCTTACGGATTAAAATGTAAATTAAAAATATATAAATAAAATGAGTACAATAAAAAACAGTGAAGTATTATCGTTGTTCGAATCTATCAATATGCTAGAGATGAGCAAACCTAATTTACCAGTTAAAATATTTTATGCAAATAGCAAGAATAGAACTAAGCTGCAAAACCTATATAAGAACATAAACGATTCAAGATTTAAGCTCTTGGATGAATATGGAATTAAAGATGAAAAGAGCCAGATAGGTTATAAGTTAGATAAAGATGGCAGAACATTTTTATTTAAAGACGATAATTCAAAAGATAAATTTTCAAAAGAACTAGAACCTATTCTTGAAATTGAAAACAATGTAGATTTTTTTAAGATAACAATTGATGAGTTTGAAGGTTTGGAATTCGACAGAAGTCAATTTCCTCTTGTAGATATATACCTTGATTGGCTCGTAGAATAAAAAATTATGATAACAATAAATGAAGTAATAAAGGCGATGACCCTTAAAGGGTATACCGTATTCGAAAACGATTCAAAGCCCTTAAACATAAACTACGTTGGCATAAGAGATGTATCTAACGTAAACAAGTTCAATGATTTATTTGTTATGTTTTGGAAATACAAAGGGTATTGGAGTTCTTTCTGGAGACAGGGAACTACAGACCCTGGTGTTTACTGGCTTGGAAGCCCAATGAATGTAAAAGGTACTGCAATCTTAAAAGAAGGGCAATATCGTGGCGCTTGGAAGGTAGGTAAGCATCAGGGGAAATACGATGCGCTGGTTCAAAGAAAAGAAGTTACAGTCATAAGAGATTCTAATCAAGATGATGTGATTGATTTAGATAGTGGTAAATCAGATACTGGGTTTTTTGGAATTAACCACCATAGGGCTAGTTCAAAGAATGAAAGCACGCAAGTTGATAAATGGAGCGCAGGTTGTCAGGTAACTGCTAACCCATACCTATACGATATATTCATACAAATATGTAAGGAATCAGAAGAGGTTTGGGGGGAAGGGCTTACCTATACTCTTATGAATATAGACGACTTCAAGAGTAATTAGTATATTTGTAACTATTAACTTATGAATCCATTAATTATGAAACTAGCAATGAAAGTGTTATTAGGTAAAGTAAAAAATGTTGCACTAAAGGTAGCAGACCATACTCTTTTGGGTGGCGCTATTAGTAAAACACAAGGAACAGACTTAGGCGCACAAGGTAAAATTCCTTATATGGAAATTGCAGCATCGCTTATTCCAATTGTTCTACTAGCTGCACTATTGGGCGGGCTGATAGATATTTCGCAGCTAAAAGAACTACTTAAACTATTCTAATGCCGCTTAAGGGCATTTAAACGCATTTTTAGCCATTCTTTCCGCAAGGGTTATTAGGTTATTCATTTCACTGTGTTATACCAAATAATGGCTAAAAACAACAAACCCTCTTGGAGTAATCCTTGAGGGTTTTTGCTGTGGCTTGGAATGAAGAAGAAAGGTGCGAGCAATATTCCTATAATAACCAGCCTTGTATATCTGCGATAGCCGTATCTAATGCAAACTGAGTACCTGTATTCCAAGTAGCCTGGTTGCTTACTTCTTGTAATTCAATATCAACTGAAGTTCCATCTACCATACCAAGTCTAAGCTTAGTAATCGAAGGAAACCTCCCACTATTTGCATTAGGTATATAGGTTCCTCCTACTTTTTGTACGCTAGCGCCTTGTAAATGTGTTTGCCACGCTACACCATCACCAATAAGAATAGTATCAGTCCACGCTGCATCTACTGTAGTTCCGTTTACTATATGCATTATTTCATATTTTTTGTAGTTGTTATATAGTGCAATGCTTGTATTAAGTTAGCTTCAGCATTACTGAGAAACTGGTATTTAGTACCAGAATTGTTTCCAGTTAAAATCTTTTTTTCTGCTCCTATCAAACTTAAGGTATCGTTTAAAGATTTTTCCATATCGCCTAGCTTGCTCTTTGGTTTTGTAACCTTAGGAGTAGCTGGGGCTTTTTTTGTAGTTTTTTTAGTCATAATTTTTATTATTAACAAATATAATTAATTTAATTAACTATTCTATGGGAATGGAGTCCACGCCAATGTAGCTGCATTCCAGTGATTGAATTTCTGAGTTGTCGTATTGTATACTAACAACCCTTCTGTTGGTGTAGCAATGGCAGTAACTTGAGCTGTCGTCATTCTAGGTATTAGTATCCCCTTGCTTGTTGATTGCATATCAAGTATAGAAAACGAGTTTGGTGTAAGTGTTCCGATACCCATACTGCTTCCCATTGCGTATTGCGTTCCATCTTCAGTTAGCATATGTAACGAATCTGTGCCTGCTACTCCGTTCAAATCGTCAGCCCACATAGTAACACTTGATGCTGTCGGTGCGCCTGGGGCAGTTGAATCCGATAAAAACATACTACCGCTAAACGTAGCCGCTGAACTACAAGTAAGGTTAGTAGAGGTTATATCAAGTAATGCTCCGTTTATCTGTATGCTTGCAGTATTAAGAATTATCTCTGATGTTCCTGTATAAAGCTTAACGCCTGTTGCAAATTGCAAATCTCCAGTAATAGGTGCGGTTGTTCCGCTTAAAGGAATTGCGGTAAAAGCAATCGGTGCTTGTGCTATCCACGCAGAACCATTCCACGTAAGAACATTATTAAGAGCAGCCCCCGAAGGCAATACGCTACCTATAATGGCGCTATTTACCCATTTGGTTGTTGCGGTATCATACCATAATACATCCTGATTAGCTGGTGCAGTAATTGTTACGGGAGATGTTATAGTACTTACAATCCCTCTATCTGTTACTGTTACGTCTGCAAAAGGATAAGCACCTGCTACTGCTCCAGATGCTATCAGTACTGTTGAAGGTAAAGCTCCAGCTGCAATGTGAGCCGAAGTTATTGCATCATCTTTTATATTTGAGCTACCAGTTGCAGCCAAATCTCTTTTATCAATTAAAGAGGTTGTTGTTACCGCATCTGTTAGTGCATAGGCTACCCTTATCTCGTTAGTTAATAATGCGGGTTCTGCAGCTCCTATTGTAACTGAATTTACAGTATATGTTAATGTAGATACATTCGCTCTAATATAATTATCTCTGCTTGCTGGTAATGTAACTGTAGCACCTGCTATTGTAACAGTCCCACCCGTAGTAGTTGTTTTATAAAAAACTCCGCTTGCTATCACTACGCCAAAAGGTAATGAAGATACAGAAGTGGCTCCGCTAATACACCACGCAGTAAATGCAGACTCTAATATCTGAGTCATATCTGTTACATTAACTTTGGTAGTGTTGAAAGTTGTTATCGCAGAATTAATAGCTATAAAGCACTCATCTGCGGTTGTAGCAGCTGGACCTGCTGGATATGGCGCTACATTAAACGCAGGTGTCGCTGCACCTATTGCTATATTAGTTGTGTTAAGAGCCGATATAGATGCATTGTTAATACATATCTGTAAGCCTAATTCATTAATAATAGCATCCAAGGTTGTCCCTACAAAAGAAAAACAACCAAATGTAGGTGTTCCGCTATAAGTTGTTATTTGTGCAGTCGTTGTTGTTGGCGCTGGTATCGCAGTAATCTGAGTTTGTAAGCTACCAAGTTCGTTATCGATTCCAGTAAAAACTGAATCAGCACCAAGGTCTGGGTTGTATGTAATATTAGTAAGCGTACTACCACTATATTTGGTTATATCTGATGTCGAAATGCTAAACCCTAATTGCGTTGGAGTTAATAAATCTGTTGCCATTTCTTTTTATTTATAATTTATTTATAATTTATCTACCCATACAGTCCACTATGACAACTTTTATCATCATAGTCTATTGTCTTTGTGCAAGTAGCGCCTTTTGAATCTGTTATTACCACTGTAAATGTATACCCTTTTTCAAAAGCTATCCCAGTCGTTACCATTATAGGGTTTGTAGGGTTAATAAGGTTCAATAAGCTGCACAAACCCTGTTGGGCTACAGGTAATGATGTATTTGCCGAGCAACTCCAAAGATACGTATATGGCGCTGTTCCTCCAGATACCGTAGTCAAATGAGTTACTTGACCAAGACTCTCTTCTCCAGAACACACATAATCTCCACGTCGCACAGAGCAAAACATAGGTATTGGTGGTGCAGGAGCTCCTATATCTACAACTATACCATCTGAAGGCGTAGAGCTAGCCGTGCCTGGGTGTGGTGGCGGTGCTAAGCCTGGCTCTTGAGGAGTTCCAGCGTCGAAAGGGTTTTGATTAATTCCTGGAATCCCTTGTAAATTAGAAGGTGTCATAATCTGATTTAACAATTCGGATTGTAAGCAATCTTGCTGGGGTCCAGTATAAGTGTTTGGTCTTGAAAGGGCATCAGTAATAAGGTAAGCCTTAAATAAACTACCGTATGTTGCTTCACATTTCCCCATACCAAAAACCTCCTTCTTAACTACCTTACTAATATTATTAGCAATGTAGGCTTTCCCCCCTTGGATTATATCAGATAAAGTTAAATTTGCCATATTAACAACATTTACAAAGCGTCTTTGAAAGACTTATCATATCTTTTATATCATTATAAGCGCCTCTTTGATTAGATACTGTGATTGCTTCTCTTATTACAAAGAGCTTCATAGTTTTTAAGAAACGCTTATTGGTGCATAGTATATCATCATCACATACATACTCCCTAACTGTACAAAAAGATTCTAGTGTTTTTTCTTCTATGCACTTATTTAAGTTACATATTACAACTACGCTTCCAAACGTACAATACTTATTAGATAAATCGGTTTCTGCTACCTCTGTCCAATAAGCTGTTGCCGTATCTGGAACCTGACCTACCCCTGCTTGGATGCATTTATAAAACTTAGCTCCATATACAACATAATCATCATTAGCCTGATATGTATCGGCTGCATTAAAAGTAGGCACTACGCACAAGGTTACTTGGTACACCCCATCGCCTGAACTTAAATTATAATTAACACTTATATTAGTTGTAACACTGGGAGGGTCTATTTTTTGGCTACCATATAAACCCGTAGTTGGGTCTGGGAATGAAGTAAAAATATAAGAACCGCCACCTTGGTCTAGTACGGTAATCTTAATATACTTTGTAAAGTCCGATGCATCGTGACCTCCTTCTTGTAGGTTTTCATATACTTTTGTAGATGTATCCGATACGCCTGCATATGGGGCAGTTAAGTCCATTAGAACATTAGAGGTAATTGTATTAACTGTATAAATAACACCCTTAATACTAATCTTCTGACCTGGTACTACCTCTGTTAAAAAGCCTGTGCCTGCACCATTAATCACATTGCTTGCATAGTTTACAGCTATTGTCCCAGACATTTCCGTAAACTGTAAGTAATTAGAATAGTCCGTAATTGTTAATTGAGAACAAGCTGTATCTATAACAGCACCGAAACTTTGGTCTATTGGATTAACTAATGAAGCTTGAAACTGAGCCATTATTTTTTATTTTTTTTTCGTTTTTCTTTTGCTTTGTCTAGGGCAATAGCAATGCTTTGCTTATGGGGGTAGCCGCTATTTTTTAACTCGCTAATGTTGCTACTTACAACCTTGTCTGAACTTCCTCGCAATAAAGGCATTATAATAATATTTAAACAAATATAATGTTTTTTTTACTCTTATCATCGATAAGATTATCTTCCTGTCCCTCTTTTTACGCTTCTATCTTGTCCGCCCCTATTTGTGCCTCGCTCTTTGCTTGAACTACCAAAGCCAAATGAATTCATTATGCTTTTTGAGCTTCCAGTTGTATAACTTCCTTTCGCTTTTGATATCCCTTTCTTAAAAGCCCTATTAAGCTCTCCGCTTATAGGTGCGCTTAATGTAGCATTCATAACTGCCCTTAAGACAACTAATCTTAAATATCTTTCTTGGTCATCGGCTCTTAACTTTTCTCCCTTACTAACTTTAGATATTATCTCTGTTATTCTTTTATACTCCAACCCATCAGCTACAACATTAATTGCACCTGCAAAACGCATCATATCGATATCGGACAAATCTTCTGCATTAGCTTTGTATGCAATAGCATTTAAGAATTCATCATACTCTTTGTTTTTATCGAAAGTTAAACCTTTCTCGTACCTAAGCTTGTTCATATGTTCTGCTATTATAGCAAGAGGGTATCTGTATACCGTACCATACTTACCTATTAAAAGCTGAAGAGTTGCCATAGAAAAGTTTTTTACCCAATACTCGCCACTTTCTATTTGCTTAGATAGCCTTTTAGAATAATCTTTCGACCATTCGCTTTCTTCCTTTCCAAAAAACTTCAGCACACCTACGAGTGCAGCATTTAATAAAATCTGAGTACCAAACAGATAAAACATATTTCCTCCAATCATACCGCCCATTTGCCAAGCCGACTCTGCCCTAGAAGATTTACTGCCTCCCTTTACAAAGTCACGTAGCAATACAGAAAACCTCATACTTTCGTGAAGTCCAAACGAGCCTAAAAAATAATTTAACTCCTTAAAGGTATCGCTTTTTCCCCATTTGCCTTTCCCTACTTCAGTGCCACGCTTCATAATTGTAGGCTGAGATAAAGGGGATGAGCCTATATGTGTCTCTGCGGCTACTCTTTCTGCTACATCAACTGCTTGCTTCATAGCAGTAGGGTTGTTTTTCATTTCATTTTTAAATGTATCTATAGTTACATCTTTGCCTGTTTGTTTTTTATACTCTGTTTTTAAAGCACCTAGCCAAGCCATTCTTACAGTATGAGCATCCCCTGCTCTAATTATAGTAGAATTAACAGCCTCCCCTAATTGATTCATAGTAGACAACTGCATAAAATCTAAAACTCTTTCCTTTATTTCTTGACCTGCTCCTTTTGCTAATCTTGTTTTTGTTCCGCTACCTTCTAAAACTGGCAGAACTTTTCTCGTAGTTGGCTTAACTCCTTGCTCCTTAATGTACTGTAGCCCGCTTTCTATTTTCGACGCATCTGTTTCGCCAGTATAAGTTCCTATCCTTCTAAGTACAGGGCTTTTTATTTCAGCCAAAATAGCGTTAAACTCTGTTCTTTTATTTTTATCTGTCAATTCCCCAAGTGCTTTTAGGGCTTCCATATTAGATATCTCTGGGTGCGTTACAATTCTTGTAAGGTTAGTTCCCGCCTCTATGATAGGTCTTAAAGGGCGTGCAAGGGCTATGTGTCTTGCCCTTGTTTTAATTAGTTGTGAAAGCCTTCTTTCTCCTAAAGTACCACTTACAGAAAACTCCCCTTTCAAGGTAGCCCTTAGGGATTCTTTTAATTGCGAATAGATTCTTTGCTCTGCGGTATCTTTACCGCTTCCTTTTTCTAATATATCAAGTGCATTGAATGTTTGCTTTATAACTCTTCCCAAGAAATAATCTCTATTTATTTGGAATATAGCCCTGTGAGCATTAGATATCGCATCTATATCCAGCCATCTTGAAGGTGTCTCTTCCCCTTTTTTTCTTTCATAAGTTGCTGAAGCCTTAGTGCTTTTTACTGGCGTCTCATACGATGCTTCTCCTAGTATTTCTTTTAACTGCTCTTCTCCTGTTGCCTGTTTTCCAGCATCCCCTGTCTCCATTCTTCTTCTAGGGCTATACATAGAAATCCTCTTTAAGGGCTCTCCCCTTCCATATAGATTGGCATCTATTGCTTTTTCAAGCAACTCGTTATCGAAAATGTTTCTTAGTATACCTATAAGCTTTTTCTCTCCCTTACTTAAGCTGCTTTCAACAGTTTTCCAATCTACATCCCCATTTTTTCTTGGTAGTTTTTCATAGACATCTTTTAAAAGTAAAGCTTCTGCCTCTGAGCCACGATACTTACTTATAGCAAGTCCTGTATCTCCGCCTTCTTCTCCAAATATTTTTCTAAAAACATTCCCTTCGCCACCCTCTGCTTCAAACTCAATTTGCTTCATCAGCATATCGATTTTTATATTGGAGCGAGTTCTACTTTTTAGCCCACCAAAAACTCTTGGGGATATTTTACCCATTTTTCTTATTAATGGGCTGGCTAAATCTCTATATGCTATCCTTATTTCACTACCCTCTTTATCCGTGAATTGCTGAACTTCATTATGTGCTGCTTCGAGTGGCTTATAGATACTTGAAAAAAGAGCTCCATTAGCATTTCTAAAATACTTATCTAATAAATCTGGGGATAATCTACTTAGAGTACTAGCTAGCTTCTCTTTGTTCTCAATAGTAGGCTCGGCTAAACCATTGAAGTAATCAAAAATATCGCTAGCAAAAGTCTTGCTTATCCCTGCTTCATCTTTTATGTAACCAGCCATTCCCTTTTTTGCATCCTTGGCAATTCTATTAGGAATAATAACCTTATCTAATACATCTGTTACAAGCTTTGGCGCTAAACGACCTTGACCCAAAAGAGTTAATCCATTATTTAAAACCTTAAGCTGTCCCGTACTAAGCTCTTTCATTTCATCAAAGGTTATGCTTTTTATATCATCATAAATATCCCTACCCATCTTGCTTAACATCGACTTATCAACATCTAGGTTTGTTATTTTAATATCTGCCTCCTCCTTTAGAACAGCCTTTAACTTTTCTTGAGTTTCACTTTCTTTACCTTCTTTTGCTTCTGCCGCCTCTAAGGCATCGAGAGCCATTTCCTGTAGTTTTTTCTCTCTGACTGCTGCGGTAGCCAGGTTAAAATTTTGAACTTTTGATGCTGTAGTTACAGGAAGCCTATCAGATACGCTTAGCTCTGATAACACATCCATATAATTAAACAGCATTTCTGTAGGTATATCTGATGCCTTTAATAACAAGAACTCTCTCACGTCATTCTGAAAGCCAGATGAATCAAGAAACTTATTTTTCTTATAATTTTTCTTAGCTTTTGCGTGTAGCTTATCAAGGTTTTGGTATATGTTCCTTGCAGCTATCTTCTTCATAAGCTCTTTTAAGTCCTCCATAGATTCTCTAAGTGAATCTGGGGTTTTTGCTTTTTTCAACTTAGATATTAAGCTTGCAAGTTCTTTTTTTCTTAGGTTCGTAGCTTTGAATTCAACAGATTTTTTACTAGCAAACTCTATAATTCTTGTTTTTATATTGCCAAGGTCTGTGCCTTTTGGAACATTGCCTAACTCATTATCGAGCATATCAAACAACTCGCCTATCTCTGAACGGTTTTTATCTTCTATACCTAATGCTTGCCTTAACCTATCTTTTTCTTTATCAAAACCAAGCTCTTCTAGTACGATATCTTTTAGCTTGGCAGGCGTAACTTTTTTGTCATTCCTATTTTTATCTAACCCTTTTAAGAAACTTGCAGCCGAATCTATTGCATAATTTATATCCCCCACAACTGCCATTACGGCTTTTGCTATTCTATTAGCACTTAACATATCAAGATTAACATCTTCCCCTTTTGCTATCTGGGATTCCATAGTCTCTATTGCTTTGCTAACCTTGTTATTAAATGTGTCTTTTAAGGATTGCTTTACGCTGCTCGAATTCTCATTTATTATTATATTCTGCTGTTCCCGTATCTCTCTCCTAATCTCTTTTGGTCTTTTTCTATCTACAAAGTTACTATACTGATTAAGCTTTTTCTTTTCAGCAGCTGTCCTGTCTTTGGCTTTTTTATTTTTTATTGCATCTATTTCTTTTATTGGTAATCCCGCTTCTTTTTGTAGCTTATCAAACTCTGATTGCAATTTTTCTGATTTTGCTTTTGCTTTTTTCGCCTTAAAGGTACGAGCCGCTTTAAAAGATGGAAGATTAACTTCTAGCTTCCCTGCTTTTATATCTTCTATTGGAACCCCATACTCGAAAGCATCTAATGTTCTAAGAAAATTAATGGTTCTTGCCTCTTCTTCTGTTACCTTTTTTTCAGGTATATCGACACTAACCTTCCCCATTTTTTTAATTATAACATCCTGGTTGGTATCAATAAAGATTCTCATTCCTTTATTAACATTAGAGTTGCCTGGATATTCTTTCTTCAGGGCTTCAATAAGGTCTTTCTTATCTCGAATCCCAGATTCTTTTGCTACCCGCTCTGCTCTTTCAGCAACAGTTTTTATCATTGCTTTTTTTAACTGAAAGGCAGTAAGCTTCTTTCCTCCATCTTGGAATAGTGGTCCTTTTTCTCCTTTTTGGGCGAATCTTTTCAATCCACCGAAGCCCTCTACTACATCTTCTATCTTTTCAGATATCCTTCCTTTTTCTTCTGGCGTTAATACCCTATCGAATATATCTCTTATTGTATCAGTAAGCTTAACATCTTTACCAAGGTAGCGAATTACACCTTTATATACATCCTTAAGCCAAGTTTTAAACTTCTCAAATACACTTTTCAATTTTGCATTCGGAGCTTTCCCTTCTTCTAAATACAATTCAAAAGCCCTGGCAAACCTCTCTCTTGTATTAATATTCCACGTTTTTTCTTTTGCCCAATCTAATACATTTTGTGCATCCCTTATATTTAAATCCGAATCAAACATATGAACCAGCTCGTGTAATGGGGAAACAAAATTAGGATTTGTAAGCGCAGATATAATAGCCTTTCCTTCTTTATCGAAAGTTATTGCAGCTTTTTTGTCTTGCCTTAACAGCTTGCTTGAGCTATAGTACTCTTTTACTTGAGGTGTTATATCTATATAGTGTGCAGGTGCTGTGCCTTCTTTATGCTTAAACCAGAAACCCCTACCCATACTTTCCCTACCCCTTTTTGTACCTGTAAGCACTTCAGTTTTACCTGTTCTGGAATTAAACTTTTTGCCTATCTTTTTTGCAGCACTTGGTAGAATAACATCATAGAAGTTTCGTCTTGTCTCCCATCCTATCATTGTAGGCTCATCTAGCTCTACTGTTATCCATTCCCCTCTTTTTGCTGCTTGGGAACGGAGCTCATTGATTATCTGCTTAACTGCTTTCTTTCCAAAAGTTTTTTCGAGCTCTGGGGTATCTTTAAAAACCATACTTGTCCTTGGCTCTGCTGATTGTGTTTCTTTATCAAATCCAAGTAGCTCCATATCATCTGGCTCAGTAACCCCAGTTTCTCTATCTGCCTTTTTATAAGATACCGATAAGTTTCCATCATCTCCAAGCATTACCTTAACTCTTGTTAAAATAGGGTTATCGTCTCTGCCTCCACCACTACGTATAGCTTCCGTTATTCCTTCATCCCACGTTACCCTATCGAAGCCATTATCTGCAGCATATTTTATTGCTCGTTGCAATACAACCACATACCAGTCCTTATGAAAAGCCAAACGTGGTGTATCCCCGTCACTCATTGTCGATTCACGCAAATTAGATACCAATTCCCTCAAGTCGCTTAGTCTTTTTTGCACTTCTTCGAGTTTCTTGCCTTTCGCATATAAAGCCTCGTTGTATATTATCCGCTCTATTTCTTTTTCACTTTCACGAATTATTAAAGTCCTTTCCCTATTTTCTTCTGTCGTTAGCTTAAAGCCTCCAGCCTTTCCCCGATTCATCCAATCGCTTTGAATCTCACCAATGTGCATTACCCTGTTTCTTTCTATATCCGACCTTTCATCCCAACGCATATGTGCCATAACGTTATCTTCAGTCCAATGCACGTTAGGTACACTTTTTTGTTTTGGGCGTGGTGTCAAGAAAAGCATTTCTCGATATTTCTTGCCACCTGCTAATGAATAGGCTCCAAACCTAGCATCTTCGCCTAGATTATCTTCCCCTATTTTTTTTCGCAACTCCCTTTTTGTTTCTTGTGCTTTTTTTAGTTTCTCAAAGGCATCAATAACTAATTCCGAAGTGCTGCTAAGACCCATCTCTCGTTCCATACCGATTTTATCCTTCGTTCCTACACTTGATAGATACTTGAATACCCCTGGTTTTCCGTCTTCTCCTTTTTCAGACCAATCTATATATTTTTCATATGGTGCAAGTTCCTTCCCTGCTAAATTTAATTTTGCACCCATCGCTTCCATATCATCCGCTTCTGGGACTTTAAACATATCTTTGGTTGGGGGCTTGTTATCATTTATAAATGTATTTATCTCCCAGTTTTGCTGTGTTGCTAAAGAACTCCTCCTTAAAGCTTTATCGAGCTCTCTTAAAACATCCTCCCTAAACTCAGGCGAAAAAACTTTTCCTTTTCCTAATAGCTGGTCTGCGCTTGTAACCTTTTCTTCGTTGTATGTTGTCCTTAGACTACTTTTAATATTGCTAATAAGTTTAGCACCGCCATCGTGAACTACAGGTCTACGTTCAAGTTTTATTTTATAATCTTTAGGAAGAAGGCTTCTTATATAGTCTACTAATGCTATTTCTTTTGCTCCTTCATTTTTTACTTCTTGTAAATATCCAAGCCGATTCGCAGTGTCGAAAGCCTCCTCTGACCTTGCTTTTTTATTTTCCAAATAAGATATCATAGAATCTTTAATGAAATCATCTATGTTTTCATACCCCAGGTTTTTTGAAAGCTTTTCCATCTCGCGTACTCTAAGTGCTTTGTCTTCAGCGGTTATAGCTCTTTTAACAAAATCAATTTTAAAAGCTTTTTCTCCAGGAAGAGGGTCGCTCGTAAGCACCTGAGTCTTATCGAAGGAGTCTGCTATAGTCGAAGCTACGTCACTAAAGGGGGTGTATGGATACTCTGCATCCAGTTCTTCTAAGAGGTTTGGTATCTCTGTAGCAGTCAGCTCCTCTATCTCGCCTACAGTTTTATCTAGTTCTCTTTTATCTTTATTTGGCGTGCCGCTTTTCAATACCTCTATAACCTCTAGCTTGTTCTCGCTCAAGAACTCGGATATTTGCTCTTTAGTAAGCTTAGGATTGTCAAGTAGGAAGTCAGTTAGCCCAATGAAATCCATTTCAGATTTTTTTGCACCATTCTTTAAAAGCATACTCTTCCACTGCTGAGATGTAGCTTTGTTTTGTTTTATCTTAGCTAATGCTTTTGTTGCAGTTTCGTAAATATCTAAGCCTGGTCCTACTTCCTGATATAATATCTCCTCGCCCCCTATTAAGCCTTGTCGTATTTGTGCTATCTTCTCTTTATACCAATCTTCTTTTGTTTTTCCTGGTCTTTTCGATGCCCACGTTTCTGCTACGGAATCGAATATTTCAGCATCGGCTTGTGCTTTTTCTTTAGAAATGTTGAAGATATCCTCCAGTGCAACTGCTAAATCTTTCTTTGAACGTATGTTCTCGTAAGGAACCATACCTTTCAACGTAGGCTCTGCCTCTGGTGTAGGTGCTACCTCTGGTTTTGTAGCTGAAAATATAAACTCAGACTGCCCTCGCATATCCCGTGTCTGCTGTATTTCGCCTACATTTTTTTCGCCCAGCATATCTATAGCTCTCAACCTCGCTGCTTCTGCGCCAGCAGAACTATAGTTTCTTACAGTAACTCTTCTTTGCGATTCAGGTTGTCCTCTTAATAAACCTCCCCAATACTTATCTAATTCTGTATCTTGCTTCTGGTATAACACATCTTTATCTCCAACTACCTGCCCTTTTATTGGCTCTATATCGAGCTTTTTTAGGATTTTATTCAAATCCTTTTTAAACAGAACTGCATTAAAAGCCTTATCGATTCCCTTTTTTATGGTATCCGATAGCTTCCTATATATTTCGGCTCTTTCGTAATCCTCCCTTGTTGCAGCATCCACTTTTCTCTTATCCCACACCATTCGAGCTTTCTCTAATCTATCATACATAGGCGACAAACGCTGATACTCTTTAGGATTATCAATATCTATGTTCTCGTAATGCATAACCACTTCCCTGTTAGCCAAAATTGAATACAATGCTTGAAGCTCTCGCATCCTACTGTACATTACTAATGGGTATTTTTCATAAAAATCAACTATATCCTTTCTGTCTGAATATAATATATTTTCCAAGGGAGCTATTTCGTTAGTCAACTGCTGCCTCGTAACTCCTGTTTTACCAAATGATAACTCAGTTGCTCTTAACTGACGTTCAAAAACCTTTTTAAAAAACTCCTTATCGCTCAGTTTTGCCTCATCTTCAAATACCTTTAAATCGTCTTTTTTAAACTTGCCACCCTCGCCTTTTATTATTTTACTTCGAAGTTCGCCCTCCAGTATTCTGCTTTCAGAAGTCAGCTTTTCAGCTTCTTTTATATTTTTCTTTTTTCTTTCCTCATTTTTTCTTTCACTTTCCCTCAAATCCCTCTCTTTCCTCAACTCAATTTGATTAATTGGAATATCTTTTTTTCTAAAGTAAAAAAACGGGGAGCTCCTTCCGTCGGATATTTGAATCTCAAACGTATAACCAATCTTTTCTGCTTCTTTTTTTATTGATTTCAAAACTTCATAACGAACTCCCTCACCGCTTTTTTCCCCAGCATCATATTCAGCAAAAAGATTATCCAGTATTGGAGCTACCGCATCTGTATCGATATCAGGAAACTCTTTTTGTAAATCCTGAACACCCCCCTCGCTATACACATCGATTATATCTCTTGGCAAATCGGCTGCGTCTTTCGGCACCGCTGCCTTACCAGTTGGTGCAGGTTTTTCTACATCCACCTTTTCTACAACATCCTCTTTAGGCGCTACCTCTTCTGTAACCTTTTCTGTAACCTCCTCTGTAGGCTCTTTAGCTTCTGCCTCTGCTACCTTTTTAGCTTCTCGCTCTACAAACTGCTCTGATATTTCATCAAACTGTGCTACAAGCTTTTTCTGGTCTGCGCTTCTAAACTCTGGAAGGGTAATCATTGCTTCACTAACCTTAGAAGAAACAAGATTCCTAGCACTCATTTTGTTTTCAAGAGCCCCACGTTTTTCTATTGGAAGCCCAGCAAGGTCTGCAAACTTCTTAGCTGTTTCTATATTCTGCCATATACGAGTACCTACATCCTTAGCTCGTGATGAACTTGAAAACTGCTCTATTTGTAATACCTCGCCTCTTTCATTAAGGATAGTAACAGAGCCTGTGCCATCTGAATTTTCTGTTGTCTTAACGCCTGATATCTTCTGTAAGAATTCTGGTCGTTTTCCTGTAACAATTTCAACTATCTTTTCTTTTAATGTAACTGGGATTTTTTTGTTTTTAATTAGCTTCGACCTTTCTGGTCCAGATAAACCTTTTAGATAATCACCAGCAGCCTCGGTAGTAAAATAGCCTATTTCAGCTGCTGTTTCTGGAGTAAAACTACCCGCTGTAAGCAATGATTCCAACTCTTCAGGTGTTAGCTCAATGGTAATCTCTGTTTTTTCTAAAATTTTATCTACATCAACACCTACTTTTTTCAATCCTATTTTTGAAACCTCGCCTATATCTCTCGCATCTTCTGCAAATGGAGCCTTGCCTTTCATTATGGCTCCTCTAAATCCGCCACCTACTTTTAATCCGCCTACTGTAAAAGCTGCGTGTTCAAACTTCTCCCAAGTAACAGACTCGCCTCTTAGGTATGAATCACCTGCTGTAAATAAGAAAACCTCGCTAATAAACCCAGCTGCTCCAATTTCTAGCCTCTGAGCCGCATTAATAGCCTCCCCTTTTACTAACCCTGTACCATACGATAATATGCCTAAGCTACCTCCTAATACTGTACCTATAACACTCTCTTTTGTTACTCTTCTTCTTGCATCTGCTGGTAAATCCTGACTTAATACATCATTTGCAGCTTGCATAAATTCGGGGACTAAAGAAAAAGTCTTG